CAGGGGCCGCTAGGGTTACTCAGAAGATTGAAGTCGCAGATGTGGACACCTACGACTGGAACTGGTTCGACAGGTACGGGGCCGAGGTGGAAGCGGAGCTGGCAGAAGCATACGAGGTTTCTCTAGTTGAAAGGTTGCCTGATTTGCCAGAAGATCACGTTAAACGATTATCGGCTACATATGCAACACACCGGACTTCGCTGCTATTAACGGAAAGTGGTTCTTTGAATCTGACGACGTTTGCTAAAGCCAGAATTCGGTTATTAGTAGCGGAAACGATCATGAATGGAGATACCTTGTCCACGCTTGGAAAGAAAGTGGAAAAGGACATCGGGTTAAGCGAGGCCAAAGCGGAAATGGTAGCACGGACGGAGACGGCTACGGCGTTGGGGCAGGGTAGCAAACAGGCTGCCATCGAAGAAGAAATGGAAGAGAAACGATGGATAACTCAGGGCGATAACTTGGTATCCGAAAATATTTGCCGGCGCAATGCTAAGGCTGGATGGATACCAATCTCCGATAGGTTTCCGTGCGCCGACCAAGGGCAAGAACATGAAGGCCACGAGAACCATGATACTATTCCTGGCCACACGAATTGCCGGTGCAACGTTATTTACCGCACCGATTGGCAAAGGGAGCCGCCGGTTGATGAACGGGCGTTCATGCGTATAGAATGCTCCGTCTGCCATAAATTATTAGATAAGGTCGTTCCTCCGGCCCGTTTGGTAGAAACTATCCAACGGTGGTGTCCCAGGTGCAAACAACTGAGAGGGACTAAGCAGGTGTAATGGTGAGTACCATCAGACCGCAAATCTTTCTGGCCATCATCGCCTTGGCTGTGATCTCAATATATGCGATGAAAAGCGGCCACGTAGAAGTAGTTACGGCAGGGGCCGGTGGCATCCTCGCATTGGGCTTAAAGGTCTTAGAGAGGGAATAATGAACATAATTCGTATTTTGTCTTTCGGATTAGATGTCCACAAAAGGATGAGCAAACAGAAACTTAGCTCTGCAACTTTTAAGTCGTTCGCACGGGCTGTTAGATTCGGTAGCTCTAAAGCCGAGTGGGTGCAACTCGGCTACGAATTGGGAATCATCGAAGCAGACGAATGACCACGGATGGGGGCGATGAAAAGAAGGGTAAGCCTAAAAAGGATTCCACTACTCTCACCGGCAAGGAACTTATCCAGCTTGTCATCTTCGCACCGGTTGTTTTTGTCTGGTTATTCCTTGCAGCACGCATCGTATGGAGCGCATCATCCAACCCGAACACACTGGATAACATCGAGGGTTTGCTGACAGCGTTGGCGGTGTTAACAATCCCAGTGAGTGCAGGGTTAGGAAAAATTTTTGAGGTGACAACACGTAAAGATGATTAAACGATTGTGGGCTAGCTTCCGTAGTATCAAGATCGTAGTACGTGACAGGGAATTGCGGATTCCTACTATCCCGCTATTTCGATTCCGTGGCCCTGGCATAAAATTAAAACTGCCGAGCTTAGAGGGGTTGCAGGTTCCTGGCAGTATTAGTCGGGTCGTCGTGATTGTCCTCCTATTGTCTGGCTTCTTCATCGGCGGGGTGATGTATTTCAGCATAGCCGGTATAACCCAGGCTAAAGTCTGGCCTGAAGCCGGTGCGTCGTATGCTTTGGGCAGTCCAGGGGGTACGGTAGGCGAGGACTTACCGGATGAGGGCATAGGCACCGCCGAACAACGCCCTAGCCAGACTTTGCAGATAAACCTTGCGTCCGGTGTCCGTTTATCTGTATTGACATTAAAGAATATGGATTTGGGGCGAAGCGGTCTAACAACCTGCCTGAGTATAGGCAGAGCGGCGGGAACAACCGGCTGGATGTACGCAGACGAGATTACGTTAACGGGTATTAGCGCACCGTCTTTTGACATGGCTAACGCCGAAATAGCGACGCTAACACTTGGGGCAACTGTCGATGGACGGACAAATTCCGCAACCCTTGATTCCACGATAGCCGAGCAGATAATAACGAGCAGCAGAGGCAGCGCTTCGTTCGTGTCCGAAGGGTCTGCGGTAGACCGTGTAATCATCGAATTGGCAGGTGATGCCACCATTGGAGTGCTCAACGTCGAAGGCGTGAAATGCAGCGTCGGCAACTTTGATCTGGACTACATTAAGGCAGGGAGTTTCACACTGGACAGCACGAGTCGGGTGGGATCAGGTAACGGAATTGACACAGCCGATCTAGTCATAAATTCCACGGTGAAAACCAGGGTATCTACCGACACTATGATAGAAATCCCTCTCAAGGTACAATGAGGCTTGAGAGGAAGATTTAGTGTCCCCTTTTATGGAAGCAAGCTATTGGTGGCCAGGAACATAGGAGAGCAGACGATGGATACAGCAATTCGGTACCAACATAAATGCGAGAGCTTCGGCTTCTGGATCAAACGAGTTATGTGGAGTGGGGCCAGGATGATAAGATGGGAATGTGGCCATATTGAATTGCGACAACAGGGCCAACCATTACCGGATCGACCTCTCGCTGGGCATTATGTTCCGTGGACACCGAAGCAAAGAAAGGAGATATATGGGCGTACCGGCACGCAATCATAACCGCAAGGAAGGTTCTGAGGAAACTCCTTACCATCAGCTTATATCGGCAGTCATTAAAGCGGGCATGGAATACACGACGAACTGGACTATTCAATGCGTCGAGCGGGTAAAACAGGATGGTAAAGAAGGCAAACCGAAGTACAAATTAAAAAAGGTTGCGATCCGGCAATACGATTTGTCTCATCCTATGTTTGCTGCGCCTGACTGGATAATGACTCCTTGTGGCGATTGGTGGACTGCGCTGGGGGGATTAAGCCGTCAATACCTTTATCAGAGGGCTGGTGGGACTGGACATTATACGGGCAAATGCACCCCGCAGGATCACATGTTTATTTAGGCTCCTTTATTAAGGACGCCAAATCCTACACCCCCCGCAACTTTGGCGTTCTTAATCGAAATGGTTCCGATTCGTGCCTGAAACCTGAGCTAAATATTAAGGACGCCAAATTCGCCCCTCAAGGTTGGCGTCCTTAATCGGATAGGCACTTGACAAGCCTTGGTCATGTGGATAAACTCGGCACTAACGAGCGGTCTGAGTTCTAGAAACCCGTACCGCCTTCCGTGAGGCCCTGAGCCCGACCTACAGACACACCGGAGTCTGCAGCGGTCGGGTTTTTTTATTGAGGAGTGCAATGGCAGTAATTAAGCCGTTCGGAAGTGACTGCGAGTATCCGGACTTCGATGCTTGTATTGCCGATAATCAAGACAAAGATGACCCCGACGCTTATTGCGCAACGCTGCAAGAAGCCACAGAGGATTCCTGAAAGGGTAAGGTAGCCGCCGTGAACGGTAAAATGAGGGTCAAAACTCCCACCTTGTCTAAGTTTGCAACGGAAACGACCGATTTGGGCGAAGGACGCATTCGGGCTATTGTTTCTACTGAGGCTAAAGACCGTGATGGCGATATCATCCGGCAATCTGGTTGGGATTTAAAACGGTTCCAAAAACACCCGATTCTACTTGTTGACCATAACTACGCCGATATAACCAAGGAAATCGGTAAGTGGGAGTCAATGAAAATCAACGGAAATACTATGGTCGGGGAAGCACGTTACTTCATCGGCAAGGGGAATGAGGTTGCAGACTGGGCCTATTTTCTGGCAGCGGATGAGCAGATGGCGGCGTTCAGCGTCGGGTTCCTTCCGGACTGGGAAAAGGCAACAGAGATAGCCGGAGGAGATGATGCGTGGCCCCACTATGAATTCAATGGTCAGGAATTGCTGGAGGTGTCTCAGGTTACCGTTCCGTCGAATCCTGAAGCATTGCAGTTAGCATTAAGCGGCGTGTTGCTGAAAAGCAAAGCATTAGACCCATTGCTCCGCGAGAGGATGGAGCGAGTCCTTACCTCGGTCGAATCGTCATTGCTTGCCGGAAATGAAACTCGTATCGATGCGTCTGCCCTGTTTGGCCCAGAAGTTATCAATGCATTGGCAGAAGAGATTGCCGCACGATTAGAGGAGTCCTTGGAAATTATGGCGGGATTAGAGATCGCCGCCCGATTAAAAACGAATACTTTCTTTAGGCAAATTCAAGAAGACCCGTATTCGGTATTAGATAAGCATTTAGAAACAACAATAAGGGAGGCAATAAATGCCAGACATTAAGACCCAAGCGGAGCTAGAGGAATTGCTCAATGATACCCCTGGCTTACTCGATCACATCTCCGGCAAAGCTAAAGAGATGGCTACAATTGAAATTGAGAAAGCTCAACGAGATCGGACACCGGTTCAGCGGGTAGCACACCCATCACCGGACGATGGCCTTCCAGACCCCAACGTCGCATTTCAAGACCCAAACATAGTCAGAGGCACGAAGGGGTTTTGGGCCAATACCAGCAACGATCACTTAGACATTAGCAAAGCAACGAATGCTTGGCTTGGTGGAGATCAGGGGCGAAGCTCATTGCGCCGTATGAGTCAGGAACTCAATGGTCAGTTCGGTAGTTTTGGAGATTTCCTAACTTGCATTAACCCTGTCGCACAAAGGTATCAGAGCGGCTTTGATAAGCGGCTCAAGGTTCTGGGAGAGGGACAGGGGGATCAAGGCGGCTTCCTCGTCCCCGAACAATACGTAGCTAACCTCTTGACGCTCGTCTTGGAGATGGCGGTAGTACGACCCCGAGCTTTCATTATGCCGATGGCTTCCCCGACGGTTCGTATTCCGTCGGTCAAAGAC